CCATGACGACGGGCAGCCTCACGCAGAGAACCGCAACGACGACCGTCCTCCATAACCTCCATCATAGCGTCATGGCTAATCACGTCCTCAGCGTAGCCACGACCGTTGTTGTCTTCAAAAGCATTATGCTTAACCATTTCGGTATCCTCCGTATCTTTTTCCTCAGTACCCTTATCGCCAGATTCCTCAAGTGCCTGACCGATCAAAGCGTACATAACGTTTTTCTGTTCTTCCGTCATAGAATCGATAACATCTTTGACAGTCTTCTCATCAGTATTAGTAGTGTTTTCAGCCATTTTCTGGTCCTCACTTTCTTTGGTAGGTTTAGTTTCAGCAGCTTCTTCAGATTCGGAAGAAGGAATTTCGGTCTGACTATCCTCGACTTTCTTCTCTTCCTCTTTTGTAGCTGCATGTTCGATTTCGTCGGGCATATCGTCAGCACGGACAACACCATCCGTCCAAATAATGCCTTCGTCCCATTCGCCATCTGCGCCATGAACAACATTCGTTGCCTCGATCTGAGCACCGGGATTAGCGCCAGACAGAACAAGACTTACTTCGCGGATAACTCCGTGAACAATATCTTTACGTCCAACGCCAGCACGTTTAAGATTATTAGCCCAAATACTCATCGAATTGACATCGCCTGCATCAACAATCGTCTTTGCAGCACGACCCGCTTCGGAATCATTAAGCTTAATATATCCGTAAACGCCGTCTTTCCGGTTTTCGAGAACAGCATGTCCAATGACGGCTTCGGGATCATCATGATTATGTTGCCATACGAGCGGCACCGTTGCGCCGTTCTGATCAGCAAACGCATTCTCACGAATCACTACGCCATCACTGCACCGAACGTTGTTCTTGGTGACATAACCAGCAAAATCGTACGTTTTTGCCATAGAATCACCTCGAACCTTCTATTGCGTTCCTAGCGATAGCAGCATAATCAATAATTCCATCTGTAACTTGTTCGTTACTATCTCCAGAGTTTACTTCTGTCGATTGTGTTTGAGATTGTGCTGTATCGTTAGTTCCATTTTGAACATGCGAACCATCATCTATTGACATATTTGCATTCGCAGCATCTGTGCCTTGAGGAATCAGGTTCTTATTACGCAACTCGTCAGCAGCAGGATCGTCCGCAGGCTTCATACCAAGAATCTGCCTGATTTCATTCGAACTGCAAATCTCGTTGCGTGTCAGCTTATCCGCAATATCAGCTACCTTATCGACAGTGATAAAGCGGAACGGATCACGGAAATAGTAAATAGTTTGATTTTGCGTTCGAGCTGTACGAGAAAGGAATTTACGCTTAAACTCATCCGTAATTGCAGCAACAATAACTTCAACTGTACGATTCAAGTAATTAGTCATGACTTCGTTGTTCGCCGTGCCGTTTAATATCTCCGGTGTCATACCAAGCTGAGAATAGACTTGAGTCGTAAGATCTTGAATTTGTGCTTGCAAATTGTTATCGAGACTTCGATTAAGCTGCACAATCTTTTCTGTACCATCTGTATACGCAATGCCGTATTTACTACCGCTAAGCTGATCTTCTATATCTTTACGTCTCGCCTCGGCCTGAATTTTACGAGCTTCTGATTTGATGACATACGGAAGCTGTATAATCAAGTCGAGTTTTCCACTGGATGACTGTTCATCGATAGAATCGAGAAGACCCATCTTGTAAGAAAGTCGACGCAAAGTGCTATTTGGTTCGTTCATTACCGCGTAGAACGGATTTTCAATAATCGCAACGACTCGCTTTGGCCATCGCATTGTTTCTCGCTGTCCAGTTCTGTCGTTATATGCTTCTATATCAACATAATCCGGATACCACTGTGTAATTCGACCAACACGCATCGATAAAACATCAAAACTATCTGTTGTAAAGACGTTCTTCGCGTATTTCGGAAGATCTGAATCAACTGGAATAACGGCAATCACACCCTCATCAAACAAAGAAAGCACGAGGTCTTGAAAAAACGCTCGTGCTGTTTGATCTTTATTAGCTGATAAGGTAAGACACTCGTCTAATCCGTCTTTGATCTCTTCCGTCATACGCCCTTTGTCGTCAAGACGTGCATGAATGATCGTAGTAGTACTTACATCAAGAGCAATTCGATTAAAAATCGCAGCAATTATTGTCCGATCAGCGCTGTAACGCATTCGAACGCGGTCGGGTCTATAAAAGTAACCAGATCCGACGTTCGTAGTCATTTCGACAGTCGGATCTTTATTCCGAAACGCATTCCAAGCGTTTTTAAATCTATCGACTAAAGCCATTTTGAAATTTCTCTCCTGTAATTTGGGCAAATTTTAATAGTCGTGTAAACTAAGAACCGTAGCGAGCGTTGTTGATTACACGAGAAATAAAAGTCTTGCCAGTTTTCTGATAAAGTTGAGTTGCTTTGTACCACTCTTCGTCAGCTTTATCGGAATAACTCGACGCATTATCAAAAAGCTTCGAATATTCTTTAGCCTCTGGAGTTTTATTTTTAATAGCCGCAACTGTTCGACTGATGGGGTTTTTACCAATTTTCATACGAGCGTTGTGAACCTCGTCCCACATCTCATCTGACTTATCAGCCATCGAAGTCGCTTTGTCATATTGTTTTGAATACGCCTTGACAGCGGCTTTCGTTTGATTGACTTTAGCCTGACGTTTTGCTTTAGCACTTGAAACTGCACTATTTACAGAAGACTTGATACTAGACACAGCTTGCTGAACTTTTCCGCCACCAGAGTATCTTGCTCTTCCTTCTGGCGTTAAAGACATATCGTCGTTCTGATAACGACGAACACCCCACTTTTGACCTTTAATACCATAGTGAGCGACATAATCTTCGGTTGTTTTGTTAACCCACATTCGAAATTACCCCCTTAGCTGTTTGATAGCCAAAGCAATACTAAGCGCCGAACTTGTAATCGCAAGGCCTGTTGCTGCACCAGTTAAAATTTTATTGGCGTACTCTTTACCACGATTCGTTACCTCTGGTGCAAAAAGATCATTATATTGACGTTCAAGAAGCGCACGATTAATCTGATCACGCATTTCCTTATCAGTCATATTACTCAGATCCATTTTTACTTTCTTCTTAGTCTGTTGATTCGAGGTGGTTGTATTTTTTAACTGATTAACCATCGATGAACTGGCATCGGTGAGGCGTTTTGTACGTTCGAGGTCTTGCTCCACCCATTTACTGGCATTGGGCTTATAAATGGTACCTTTATTTTTCTTTCCGGTTCCGACAGCCAGACCATCTGAACCAATCTCCCAGTTATTTTCTTTTGCGTCTCGCTCGTAACGTTTCTTACCAGCAGCAGTCAATGTGCCGTCTTCGTTCTGATAACGACGAACGCCCCATTTCATGCCTTTAATGCCATGATGAGCGATATAATCCATATACAAGATTTCGCCTCCTCTCATTCGTTGATCGTCTTAATAAGAAGATCTTTCATCCCCTTACCAAGATCCGAATTCACAAAATTATTACCAGCTTTAATGATCTTATCTGAATTTTCAAGAAAAGCAGCCGTAGCATTAACAGTCGCAACGGTGGCAGCTACGTATTTGATACCTTTTTTGATCCTAGATGTGTTCGGATTATTTTTCTTATATTCGTTTTCGAGCTTCTGACGTTCGTTGAGCTTACGTAACTCGTCATTCGTCATTTCGTTTACATGCTTCGAGGAGATGGTTCTTGACTCTTTATAATCACTGCTCCACTTCTCTGGATCACCATAGCGCTTCTTGCCAGCAGCCGTATAAGAGCCGTCTTCGTTTTGGTAACGACGCACACCCCACTTCATACCAAGAATACCATGATGAGAAATATAATCAGCCATAACATCACCTCCTCTTACGTACTCGTATAATTAAGGGCAGACAAAATTTGATCAAACGACAAAGTCGTATTGGGATGCTCTTGACGATATTGCCTTACAGCCGCAGACTGAGCACTCGAACGACTACTACGTCCAGAAGATTTGCTAACGCCAAGATAATCCTCATATTTTCTTGTAACATAAGATTCACATTCGGACACTGTTTTCGAACCCAGCTCTCGCACTAAATTCACAGTGTTCGCATATGGTTCTTTTGTAATACGTTCTGTGTTATATTTCTTGTACAAAGTATCTGCTATATCAGACTTAACTTCAGTAACAGCAGACAACTTGACAGAATCAGTGTCGAAAACAATCATAGGACGTTTCGCGTGGTAAGATGAATAATCCTTATCGTTATAATCAAGAATGGCTCCGTAACCTTTCTTCTTAAGGGTATCATAAAACTGATTTTGTGCAGCAATCTCTTGATCGTCATGATATACAAGCGAAAGGTTAAACGCTTTATAAATCGCTTGCTTTTCCGAAGAAGTCAAACGATTCACATCACCTTTAAGAGCATTTTGAGCACGAGAGAACAAAATTTGTTGCGAAGGACGAAGCATCTTAGTCTTAGAATCCGCAATCGAGTGTTCAAGATTCGCCTTAAACGTATCATCCTTAAGCAAATCCGCCGTAATATTACGAACATTCTCATCAGATGGAACTTTAAGTTTCGTTATAGTATCAAGAGAAAGTTGATAAACTTTCATATTGTCTGCTTTTTCTCTAAGTTCTTTAGCTGTCTGCTGGGCATCGGCAAGACCAGATTCATTAGCGAGTTTCTCAGCAGCTTTTGCATCGTTCTCAGCACGACGAGTAAGACTACGAGTATAAAGACCCTTATACTTATCTTGATCATCCTTCTTATACGTCGCATAAAACGCAAAGTTCTCGAACTCGTCGGTTGTCTGAATGCGTTTAAACGTTGTACCCTCATTAAGATAAGAATCAACATATTGACGACCTGTAACACGATATTTAATATCATTAACAAGATCTTTATATGTTTTCTTTTCAGAATTTTTATTTTTCTGCCAATCTTTCGCAGCGCTTATAATTTTCTGCCCAGTATCACTCTTACAAAAAGCATAAGCGCCGACTGCCGTGGCTGTTAAAGCCGCGATAGCGACGCCTGTTTTTACGTATTTGGATTTTCGCTTTTCTTGTTCCGATTTCGATGACTGATTGGATGAATCCGAAGTAGTCGATACACTACTTGAACCAGAATCGCTTGACTGGGTCGTTCTAGATGTGCTTGAAGATGATCCAGAATTCACAATCCCGTATTTTCCAAACCCTTTATAACCATATCTAGATTGGCCAGCCGCTGTTAACGATCCGTCAGCATTCTGGTACCGTCTTACACCCCATTGCTGACCTTTTATGCCATAATGCGCGATATAGTCATAATCAGCATAATATACTGG